GATCCGGGCGGCAAGTCCAAGGGCGAGATTATCGAACTCGCCTTTGAACTGTGCGGCCTTCCCGGTTACGAATTTGGCCGCGAACCTGAAGAGGTCAACGCGGCGCTTCGTCATCTGAACGCACAGATGAAACGATGGCCGTGGACGATGGTGACATACGATCAGCCGACCTATGGGCAGGGCGCGCCGGAAGATCCGTCGGGCTTGCCTGACAATGCTGTTGACGCAGTGGCGGGCGAACTTGCCAAGCGGTTGGCATCCATTCACGGCAAGACGCTCTCTCCTCACGCGTTGAAGTCGATCACGCAGGCGTATGACATCTATCTCGGCACCTATGCGCCCGCGAACGTGCCGACGATGAAGTTTCCGAACAAGACAGCGCGCGGCATGGGCAATCGCTCATGGGGCATGGATCAACCCTTCATCACGGAGGCGTGAATGCAGCTTCCGTTGCTCTCGGGCATTGTCGGCAGCAATCAGGCCGAATTCAAGCAGTCCTATCCGAAGAACCTTGAGCCGGTCGTCATTGAATCCGGAATCTCGAATGGGCAACTGCGGACGACCTCGGGCGCTGCACAGACGGCAACAGGGCCGGGCGCTGATCGTGGCGGAATATTCTGGAATGAACGCTGCTATCGCGTGATGGGAACACGCTTCGGCTACGTCACAAACCTTGGCGCGTGGGTTGAGGTTGGCGACGTTGGCGATGGCGGGCCATGCGCGTTTGATTATGGTTTCGACCGGCTGGCGATCAACTCGGGCAACCGCCTCTATTATTTCGACGGTGCGACGCTCTCGCAGGTGACAGACCCTGATCTCGGCGCTGTCAATGATGTGATCTGGATTGACGGCTATTACATGACGACGGACGGCGAATCCGTTGTTGTGACGGAACTATCGGACCCGACTTCGGTCAAGCCGCTGAAATACGGCTCGGCTGAGGAAGACCCTGATATGGTTGTCGGGCTGGTCAAGGTCGCCAACGAGGCGCAGGTGCTTGGCCGTCATACCATCCAGGTATTCAGAAACGTCGGCGGCAATGGCTTCCCGTTCCAGACGATCCGTGGCGCGACAATTCCCTATGGCTGCGTCGGGCCGCGCGCCAAGTGCACCATTGACGGCACGTTCGCCTTTGTCGGTGGAGCGAAGAACGAAGGGCTGTCCGTCTGGATTGCAGGCCAAGGCACGGCACAGCGGATTTCAACGCGCACGATTGACGACGATCTGGACGCCGTGACGGACGCGACGCTGATCGAAATCGAAGCGCGCGGCACACGCGGCGAACGACGGTTGATCGTCCACCTGCCCGGCGGAAAATCTTGGGTATTTCTGCTTGAGGCGTCCAAGAAAGCCAATGAACTCGTCTGGTATGAGGCTGAAACGGACGGCACATACAATATTCGGCATGCCGTTTCCGCCTATGGGCGCATGGTCGTGGGCGGTCCGAACGGCGAAATCGGATTCCTGACAGACGATATTGAGACTCACTTCGGCACGTTGCCCGAATGGCGCTTTGATTGCGGGCTGGTCTATGGCAGCGCAACGGGCGGCATTGTTCGGCAGATTGAACTTGTCGGGTTGACGGGGCGCGGCTCTGGAACGGCGGCAATGTCGATCACCCGCGACGGACAGACGTTCTCGATTAAGCGCACACAGGCAACAGGGCCGCTTGGGCAGCGCATGAAGCGCACAGTATGGCGTCCGAATCTGAAATTCTCGAACTATCTCGGCCTGCGGTTTCGTGGGCGCGGTGGCGTTCCCGGCATTGCCGCGTGTGAGGCTCAGATCGAAGGGCTTGCGGTGTGAGTGTTTCCGATAGCCTGACGCGCAACGTCCTGTCGGGCCTGTTCCCCAATGATCCGCGCGCGGTCAAGGCGTTCGAGCAGTTGACATTCGCCACGGACGAGACTGCGGCGCTGGCATCATCGACGGCTCAGGCAACGGGCGCGCTTCAGGATGCAACCTTCCTGACGCTCTCCCCCAATGACGGCGCGCCGAACGAACGCGTTCTAAAGCTGGGTCATGGCCTGACAGCATCGGACGACGGCTCATTCCTGACTTTGAGCCTCGGTCTTGGGGCGGCACTGGTTGAAGGCGGCTTCTCCGTCACTCTGCGCGCTCAGGGTGTGACTGATCTCATTCTACCGTTCTCGGGGACTTTGGCAACGCAGGATGGGCAGGAGACGTTCAATGGAAAGACATTGAACGCGCCATCTTTATCTGGGCTTGGAAACTATGCCAATGACGCAGCAGCTTCGGCGGGCGGAGTGGCTATTGGCGGGGTTTATCGCAACGGCTCTGTCCTACAGGTGCGCGTCGCCTAACACCAAAGGTTCAATTGCACCGATGGGGGCGGCGGCGGATTAGGTTCGCATCGTCAACGCGCGGACATTGCAATGGGTTTGTTTGGAACTATCACTGGCCTGATCGGCGCTTCAAAGAAGAAGAAGGCGTCCAAGCAGGCGCAGGCGGCGATTGAGGCCAAGCTGAACGAGGCTATTGGCACATCGAACAACGCCACGAACCTCATTCGCGGCGACTATGCGACGGCGCGTAGCGTTCTCGACCCGACTGTTACGGCGATGGGTGATCTCATCGGCATAAACGGCGATCCGGCGGCTCAATCCGCGCTTGACCGCCTGAAGGCATCCCCGCTCTATACGTCGCTGTTCAACACGGGCGAAGAGGCCGTCCTTCAGAACGCGGCAGCGACGGGTGGCATTCGTGGCGGCAATACGCAGCGCGGCCTTGCGGAATTTGGCGCGGACACGTTCGCCAAAGTGATCCAGCATCAGCTTGGCAATCTCGGCGGGTTGGCAGGCATTGGCATGGGCGCGACGGGTGCTTCGGCTGCTGCATCGACCAACAACATGAACAATATCATCGAGTTGCTGTCGCAGATGGGGCAGAACAAGGCACGCGGCATCACAGACCGCGCCAATCTGACGGCGGGAATGTGGAATAACGTCGGTGGCTTTGCCGATAGCGTGGCGAAATCGTTCATTCCCGGCGGTTCCGCCTTCTCAAAGATTTTCTGATGGTCCAGCCGATAGACTTCAACTCCATCCTCGGGCCGGTTGGCGCGAATGTTGGCGACGACTATAACACGCAGCAACTCAAGCAGACGCAGGCGCTCTTGGGGCAGATGCAGGCGCGTCAAGCGGGTATGCAGATGGATAAGGCTGCGCGCGATCAGGCCGAAGAAGACGCCTTCCAGCATGAACTGGACACCGTTCTCGCAGGTGCACCGGACCCGAACGCCTATCGCCGCTTGATGGTGAAATATCCGCAGTTTGGCGCGCAGTTGAAAGCGCAGGCCGATGCGCTGGATGCCAATCAGCGCCGCACGGATTTCACACAGGCAGCGGAAATCTATTCGGCAGCGCGCAACGGGAAATACGACCTCGCAGCACAACAGTTGCAACGGCGCATCGACGCAGACCGCGCGGCTGGACAGGACACATCGCAGGATGAAGCGATCCTCTTGGGGCTGAAGTCCGAAGACCCTGTTGAGCGCAATGCAGCCATCAATATGATTGGCTTCCATGTGTCGTCGTTCAACCCGCAGCAATTCGGGAACGATATTGGCCAGTTGGCTGAGGAGCGGATGGGTAAGACGACTGCTGTCGCACCGGGAACCGTTCTCACGCGGCAGAACCCACTCACTGGACAGACGGAAGAGACGTATCGCAGCCCGTTCAAGCCTGAATACATCAAGGGCGAAGACGGCTCGATTATCATGCTCAGCGGCGGAGGTGGGGATACTCCGCCAGGCGGCGGCGCTCCATCGTCAACCCCGCGCGGAATCCGCAACAACAACCCCGGCAATCTGAAGTTTGGCCCGTTCGCAAAGTCGATGGGCGCGACGGGTGCCGATGCCGATGGCTTTGCCATCTTCCCAAGCGCACGATTTGGCGAACAAGCGCAGGTCAATCTCCTAAAGGGCAATGGCTATATCGGGGGTGGGCGCAACACGATTGCCTCCATCGTGTCAAAATATGCGCCATCTTCGGACGGCAATGACGTCGGATCGTATGTCAGGTTCGTCGCCAAAAAAACGGGCATTGCACCAAATCAGCCCGTCACCGCAGCGCAGGCCGACATTATCGCCGCTGCCATGCGCGAATTTGAGAACGGCGCTCAGTCTGCGTCGAATACACGCGGCGGAAAAACGCCACCCCCGCCACCCGGCTTCGTATTGGATAAGTGATGGCTGAAGGACAGACTGCAACCAACCCGAAAACCGGCGAGAAGGTCATTCTCCGCAATGGGCAGTGGGTGCCATATGGTCAGGCTGGTGGGCCTACGGTGACGACGCTTGTACAGGGAGGTGGGAAGCCAACAGGCCGCGCCATGTCGCCGGATGAAGTGCAGTCGATGGGCCTTGACCCGAAGTTGCGCTATTGGATGACGGCGGATGGAAAGCCCGAACTCATTGCAGGGCAGGACACACGCACGGAAGGCGCTGCGGGGAAGCCTTTGCCGAATTGGGCAGCAACGCCTTATGAGGAGCAGATCGGCATCTTCTCCGGCCTCGATAGCGCTGTGTCCGGCTTCAAGGATGAGTATTCGGGCAACGCCATCACAGGCGGTCTCGAAAACACCATTCAGGGCATGTATAGCGGCTTTGGTTCGGAAGGGCAGCGCGATTGGTGGGCGAACTTCCGCACGAATGACAACATCATCCGCAACAAGCTGTTTGGCGCGACACTGACACCCGGCGAGCAAAAGGATTACGCGGACACAAGCATCAACGAGCGGACGGACCCGAAAGAAGTCCGCAAAAACCTCATTCGTCGCCGTGAAATCGTGGCCAAGGCTTTGGCGCGCAAGACCGCATTCCTTCGCGCGCAGGGGTATAGCCCTGAGGCGATTGACGCACTTGCTGGCCAGTTCGCGGCGGACTTTGGTAGTCCTGAGGCTGCGGCGGCGCAACAACAACAGACGGGCGGCGGTGTCAGTCTCGCAGGCGCAGGGGCTACGACAACGGTAGGCGATGCACCGCCTCCTGAATTTCAGGCAGCTATGTCCTCTTGGGTTGCTGCAAATCGCGGCAAGATGACACCTGAAAGCTACATCATTGCCTTCAACTCATTGGCGCAGACGTTCAACTATCCTGGGCGCGCAAACGCTGCCAATGCCCCGAATGAGGTGGCGCAACTCAATAAGGGTGCGCCTTATGGCGGCATTGCGCCCGGTGAGCGCGACCTTTCCCAAGGCGAGCAAATCACAAACGACATTGCCAACTCTCCCGTTGGCGCGGCACTCATTGGCGCTGGCCAGTCTGTAACCGGCAATTTCCTTGATGAAATCGCAGGCGGGAACGCGAACGTCGGCATTGACCAAATCCAGCGCGAAAACCCTTGGTCATCGGCTGCGGGGCAGTTGGCAGGCGGTCTGTTGCTTCCGATGGGTAAGGCTGGTTCGGCTGCGAATATGGCAATCAAGGGCGCTGGTTATGGCGCTGTAGCAGGTGCGGGCGCGGGTGAAGGCGATCTCGTTGACCGGCTGCCGAATGCGGCTCTAGGGGCTGGCGCGGGTGCGGCGGGCGGTTGGCTTGGGGGCAAGTTTGCTGACAAATTGGCCGCGCGCAATCCAGCGCCAGTTGCAGCACCGGATGGCAGTGATGCGGCGCAGGCGATGGCGTCCGCTGAAAAGTTCGGGATTGATCTGCCGATGGGCGCAGCCGGTGGGCGTGTCGCCGCTGGCATCGATCAAGGTTTGTCGATCCTTCCCGGCTCTACTGGCATCATGCAAGAGGCTCGCAACACCTTGACCGGCCAAGTTGTCAACGCGGTTGACGGCATTGCTGCAAAGGCTGGCACGGCGCAGGGTAATCGCGGCATAGGCGCTGCTCTGCAAAAGGGCGTCAAAGGCGCTATCTCGCGCGGTGAACAGCAAATGTCCGCGCTCTATGATGCTATTCCCATTGCGCCTGGCACAATGTCCGATGCGCCAAGCACGGTGCAGTATTTGCGCCAGTTGACGCAGAAGTTCGGCAGCAACCGTGAATTCGCGAAGAGCAAGATCAGTCAAGCTGTTGTCCGAGACTTTGAGGCGTTGCGTCCAGTCACTCGGCAGATTCCAGACGGCGACAAGATGGACGCAATTGGTCGCCAAGTAATGAAAACCGTTGAGGTTCCTCAGGGGCTTTCATTTGACGATCTAAAGGCTTGGCGCTCTGACATTGGCGAATACATCGGCGAGGCGCTCATTACCGGCGACAAGGGGACGCGCTCTGAGATGCGTGGCCTTTATGCGGCTATTTCGCGCGACATGGAGGCCCTTGCGTCTCAAGAAGGCCCGAAGGCACTCGGAGCGTTCAAGCGCGCCAACATGTTTGCAAGTCGCCATTATGACCGCGTTGAGAAGGCATTTGTGGACATTATTGGTGACGCTGGCGACAAGACGCCGGAAGGTGCTGCCAATCGCTTGCGCGCCATGCTGACGGATGGCAACGCATCGGCAGACCTCAACACCATCGCAGCCGTGCGCGGCTCGCTCACCAAAGACGAATGGGGCGACGTGCAAGCGGGTTTGATCCGTATGGCTGGCCAGCCAGTGAAGGCAGAAGGCCGCGAATTTAGCCCGACGACGTTTGTTGACACGTTCTCTCGTATGACCCCGAAAGCCAAAAACATCATGTTCGGCACAAAGGGCGAATTGCGGGAGGCTTTGGATGAATTAACCACGGTTGCTCAAAAGCTGGCCGACCGTGACAGCCTCCGCAACATGTCCAAGACGGGTGTAAATCTCATCAACGCCAGCGCCATCGGCCTTGCTGGTCCAGCCCTGTTTATGAACCCCGCAGCGGCGGCTACGTTGGCGGCGCAGACTGGCGCGGCTTATGGGCTGTCCAAACTCTGGACGTCTCCCAAGTTTATTCGTTGGGCAACCGGCTACAACCGTATGCTGGCAGGCGCGGCAAAGGCTGGCGGCACTCCGAACACGGAAAAACAGGTCGCCCTACTCACCAAGGTTGCAGCCGCTGAACCGGCCATCGCAGCGGACATTCTCGGATTGCAGCGCGCCTTGTCTGAGCGGTTCGGCGCGCTTGGCCAGCAAGTGCCAATGAAGGCGGCGGCTGAGGAGCCTAACAAGGATGCGGGCATTATTCAGCCCGGCAACATTGATCTAAACGCCCGCCCGGTTGTGCGTAACGGCGATGGGTCAATCTCGACTGTGCGGTCAATTTCTATCGGTACGGATCAGGGGGAGGTTCTCATTCCAACCGTATCAGATGACGGAAGGATTATGAGCAACCAAGAGGCGATTGACACATATCGTCGGACTGGTCGTCATCTCGGCATATTCAAGACGCCCGATGCGGCGACCGCTTACGCAAAGCAATTGCATGAAAATCAGGCGGCGCAATATGGCGGTCGTTAACACCCGCAATTAGGCGGCGCGTCGGCTCCCAAGACCAGCAAGACCGGGAACATCACCACGGCGGGCCATAGCCAATAAAGAGCGGGCAGCCATAGCCACCTGAGGCGCTTGTTCATCGTGCCGACTATAGCGCGTCAAAGGTTCAATAGAAAACCAAAAACGAGCGCCCCAAGACCGGCGCATGAACCGGCTTGTCAATCCAATCCCGCTATTTCTCAACCGTCGCGGCAACCTGCTTGACGACGGCTCCATCTATGTGGGCGAAGCGGGCAAAGACCCCGAGACATTCCCGGTGCAACTCTATTGGGATGCAGCACTCTCCATTCCAGCCGCACAACCGCTGAAAACGCTCGGCGGAGTCATCGTCAACGCTGGCAATGCCGCACTCGTCTATATGGCACAGGACGATTATTCGATCCGCGTCTACGATGCGGACGGAGACACAACGCAGAACACATCATCAGCGCGCGATCTGAGCGCGAACTATCAGCCTCTGGACGCTGATCTGACGGCAATCGCGGCCCTGTCCACAACGTCATTCGGGCGCTCGCTGCTCACGTTGGCGAACTCGGCGGCCCTCAAGACGGCAACCGGAATCGTGGAGTGCCTTCCCTTGACCGGCGGCACCCTGTCGGGCGCGATCCTGCGCGGCGGCTCTGGCGTCCATGCCTATTTCGCAGATTCCGCAATGACGGGCGGTCGCATCTACGTCACTTCGGCCAGCGGATCAGACCCAACGTCTGCACCCGGCGACATCTGGCTTGGTTTCTGATGATCTCGGCCCGCGATGCAACCACGCTCAGGACGGTCAAGAACGTCAAGGCGCGCGATGCGGGCGGCGTTCTGCGTCAATGCCAGTTTGCCAAGGTGCGCGCATCTGACGGCACTCTGCGGACGGTATGGGCGTATCTGACGGCTTCGGCATCGGTGTCCAGTGTCGAGGGATACGGCAACAGCATCACATCCATCGGCATCACAACGGCATCGGTCACTGCAACGCCTACGGGTGGAACGGCCCCCTACACCTACGCATGGACGCGCACTGACGGCGGTGCTGATGCGTGGACGATCACCACGCCAACGGCTGCAACGACTTCGTTTCGCGCCACGGCTGTTCCGCCAAGCGACAACCAGACAGCGACATTCATCTGCACCGTGACCGACGCGAACGGCAGCACGGCAGCGACTTCGGCTGTTTCGGCATCATCCACCAACACGAACACGAGCTAGGCCATGACGCTCTATACGAACAACATAAACGACCAATATGGACGGCCTCTCGATGGCGCCATTGTTGAAGTCTGGAATGTCGGATTTACGGCTCTGGCGTCGATCACTGATGCAGGTGGATCACCTGTTGCCACTTCGCGGGTTGAGACGGATGCGGACGGCGCATTCACCTTTGGGGCGACGGATGGCATCTATTCGCTGATTATCTATTATGGCGGGCGCGAGCGGTTCCGCGAAAATGCGATTCAGGTTGGCGCGGGAGTTCCGCTGCCATCGTCCATTCTCTTGGATTTGGCAGCCGATACCGGGGCCGCGCTCGTCGGGTTCAGCCAAAGTTCATCTTATGCGGCTGGCACTGTCGGCGCTCGCCTCAAGAACACTGTCAGCGTCAAAGACAAGCCGTTCAATGCGAAGGGCGATGGGACGACAGACGACAGGGCCGCAATTCAGGCGGCTTTCAACTCCGGCGCTAAGCGGGTGACTTTCCCGCAGGGGACTTATGTCGTTTCGGGCGGGCTTACCGTTCCCAACTGGCTGCACATCCAGGGGGAAGGCTATCAGCCGACGATTGGCGTTGGCGGTGGCGCTGTCGTTCTCAAGTTCACTCAGACGAGCGGCGTTGCGATGTCGCTGGGCTACAATCCCCTGATCAAGCGCATTGTTCTCTGGAATAGCGGCGGGTCCTATAATGACACGACCAAAACGCTTTCTGGAACGACTGCGGTGGGCATGGATTTGGCCTCCGATAACGCGACGTTGAAAGAGGTCGCTTTTCACCTCTGGGATACCTGCATCCGGTTTGGCGCGAGTTCTTTCTACGTCAAAACTGAAGGGGTGGAGTTCAACCGCTGCACCAATGGCTATCGGGTCAATGGGACGGCACCCTACAATGTGCATATCTCAGCCCCGATCAGCCGCGACACTACCTGTTTCTTCACCGGACAGACCGCTTTTCCCGCTCGGAATATCAAGGTGTTCGGCGGGTCCATCGAGGGCTATCAGACGGCGGTTTCGGGCGTTCTCGATTACGCCTCATTCGGCACATATTATGAGACAATATCGCAGCGACCCAATGCTTACGGGATTGACCCCGGCGTCAACGGGGCAAGCGTGGGGCTGTTTGGGAATACGATTTACCTCAACAACACCTCGCGCTTTGTGAACCTGTCGGGCCTCACAAACACCTCTCTCACCGGCTCTGGCAACCAGTTCGAAGGCGCGGGGGCTTCGGGGACGATTTGCTACTATCTGCCTTCAACGGGTTCGGTTGCCCTTAGTGGAGACCTCTTTGGAACGGGCCACAATAACGCGACGCTTTACGTTGACAGCATCGCCAATGCGGCGAAGTTCAACGGGGTCACAATCCCCGTTCTTCCGTCCGGCAACACGCAGGCGGGCTATAGCGGGATGCAGATTATCGGCTCGCGTGGCTATATTTCCGTCGGGCTGACGGCTGAGCCAACCTCAAAGACCACAGGCATGACGGTTCTTGCTGATGGCACCTCATGGGATCCGCTGACCCGCGCGGCAGGCAGGCCATATTGGGTCATTTGGCAGGGCGACCGCTGGCGCGCTGTGGACGGTGGCTCATGACAACGCAGGGGGAGCGGCTGGCGCGCATGGAAGAGAAGACCAATCACTCCAGAAGTTGGGCATCCCAAGGGGGGCGCTGCGCCGTGGTTGGAGCGCCCGAAACATGGGTCGGGGAGGGCCGCCTGTGAGCGACCTGCCAGCAATCATCACGGCAGCCGTCGGCGGGCTGAGCGTCCTCGGGGGGGGCGTGCGGTTTTTGTGGAACAAGATTGAGGCGCGCTTCCTTGAAATCGAAAAGGCGCAAAAGAAGTGCGAAGCCCACCGCGCCACGCAGATTACCGTCATTGAACTGCTCTGGCAGGAACTCAAACGCCTCTCACCTGATGCCGCCGTATTCGACCGCGCCAAGAAATTGCTCGATGGCCTGAAGAAAGGCGACGTTGATGTTGACTGATCCAGCGCGCTTTTATGCCTCGGTCCGCTCTCGCCTGGGCAAGCTAACGCAATCCAAGGTGGACGGCTTTGAGGCGATCCTTCCCGCGCTCGACGGCCTGCCTCTGGCTCACGCGGCCTATGCGCTGGCGACAGCCTGGCACGAAACTGCATCTACCATGCAGCCGGTCATCGAAGCCTATTGGAAGACGGAGGCATGGCGCAAAAAGAACCTGCGCTATTATCCGTGGTATGGGCGCGGATACGTCCAGATCACGTGGGAGCCGAATTACGCGAAGGCCGACCGTGAAGCGGCAGCGGCGGGCCTCATCAAGCCCGGTGAGCTGCTTGCCAATCCCGCTCTTGCGCTGCGGCCTGATATCTCGGCCTTCATCATGCGGCGTGGGATGGAAGAGGGTTGGTTCACCGGCAAGAAGCTGAGCGACTATCTGCCCATCGCAGGCGTTGCCACGCGCACCATGTATATGCGCGCCCGGCGCATCATCAACGGCATCGATAAGTCGGATCTCGTGGAGGATTATGCGCAAGCCTTTGAGCGGGCGCTGGATGAGGGGGGCTGGCAATGAAAGACCGCTCGACCTTCCGCTATTCCATCGGCCTGATTGTCATCCTCGGCGGGCTGGCAGGACTTGGCGCGCTCTATGGCCTTCCCGTTCCAGAGGGCAATCGTGAGGCGCTGTTGCTGGCGCTTGGCATTGTGCTGGGCTGGGGCGGCTCTGTCGTCAATCACGAGTTCGGATCGTCATCGGCAGGCCGCAAGGCTGCGGAAGCTGGCATCCGCGTTGAAAAGGAGACCGAATGATGTTCGACAAGGCTGACGAACAATGATCTCCCTAATCCTCTCCAGCGCCCTGTCGCGCATCCTCTCCGCGCTCAAATGGTGCGCAGAACGGCCCGCCATCGCTGTCGCCATCGCGTCTCTTGTGGTGGCTAGCTTCTTCTACCTGCGCGCCGATCACTTCCGCGAGAAATACGAAAACCTGCGCGACGAATATGCGCTGCACAAGGCGGCTGATGAGGAATCGCGGCGCTTTGCCGAAGCCGAAAAGAAACGCATCGACACCGAACGAAAGAAGGCCACCGATGAAGCTGACACGAAATTGCGCATTGCTCTTGCTGATGCTGACGAGCGGTTGCGCAACTACGCGCGCCGTCACCCCGCCAGTTTGTCCGGCGCTGCCACCGTTGCCGAAGTCGCTGACGGACGAGATCCAGAAGCCATCGTGGTTACTTTTGGAGACGCGGAACGATGCACTGTCGCAGTAGCTCGGCTCGAAAACGCGCAAAAGTGGGCATTTGACATTTACGAGGTTAAATAATGGCGATTTACTACGCAGCCCCTCCCGTTGGCGATGTTGCAAGCGGGTACACCGCTGGCAATGACGCAAACTCTGGAACGTCCTCTTCGTCTCCCAAGACGATTACCGGCATCCTCGCCTCTATGACGAGCGGCGACACGCTCAAGCTTATTCCTGGCATCTATCGTGCAAATCGAAACTACACCTCGACAACCGGCACGCCCACGGGTGCCCTGACGGCTGTTGCGAAGGGTTCTGGCCAGCTTTCGGTTGACTTCAACGTCGCCGGAATCACGGTTGAGCCGTTGAATGCGGTGACGCCTTCATCTGTTTCGGCTGAAAAGCACCTGTCGGGCAATGCGTGGTCTGCGCACTGGACGCATGATGTCATCATCGAAATGCCGCGCGTCGGGGCGAATGATGTCACCATTCGCGGACTTGAAATGGTCTGCCCTTATTGGCCGACCAAGACGGGTCGCTGGCAGGACACGCCTATTGGGAATACGATGTTTCGGCATGGCGGCGTTGTCGGCATCCTCGACGTTTATGGCCAGCGCTGCCTGATCGACCAGTGCAACCTGCATGGCGGAGATGGCATCGCGCTTGATCCGCTACTTTACCCAAGTGGCTATGGCGGCGCGCTCGTCCCGTATGACACTGACATTGCCAAACGCGACTGCGAACGCTCGCTGACATGGTTCAAGTCAAGCGGGGATGCTTGGACGCTTGGTCTTGATCCAGAGCGTTGGGATTCCGGAACGTCATCAAATACGGCGGGCCTTGGCGATGCGCGCAACGGCATTGATCCTGATGGACGCGCTGCGGCATTCGCTGCGACATCGGGCTACAACCCGTTCATCTACGCGCCGCGCCTGATCTACGGCCACCGCTACGGCAATGGTGCTGGCGGCCTGCGCGTCACGCGATCAAGCGGGCATAGCTGCCGCTCGGTCATGGAAGCGATTAGCTATAACACGACTGACCCGGCTGTTGTCGATCAGTGCCATTTCGAGCGAATTTATATTGATGGCGTATTCCTCAATAACAATGAGCAAGACGCCAATTCCCCGACATATTGGCAAGTCTCACGCACTGCTATTCAGGAGCCATTTGGCGATCAGAAGCAGCTTGGCGGGTCACACTGTGACGCCATCCAGATTCTGCGCGGCGGGGCGAACCTCGGCAAGAACTTCCAAGATGGTCTGCGGCTGTTCAACAACTGCATCTATCAGACGACTGCGCAGCGCGTTGATGTGAACGAAGGCGGTCAGGGCCTTTGGATCGGCAACAATGGCACCGGCCAGAAGAATGGTGACGTCAACATCGTTCGCTATCCGATCTTCTGGAACATCCTGACGACCATGCGCTCCTATTTTGGCGTGACAACGAAGCTGGTAAAAACGGCCTCGCTGCGAAATTTTGTCGCTGTCTCGCGTGCGATCAATGGCGTGTCGGCAGAGTCCGGGCAGGTCGCCACTCCACAAATCCGCCTCACGGGGCTTTCGCCGTCGCTTTCCGGAGTCTCAGCAGAGGCGGCGGGCCTGTCTGAAATTTACAAGTGCATTACCGATGGACAGCTTGGCTACACCACGGATGGCACGCCAGTCGAATGGATCAATCGCGGCCTGAAAACACTCGGCAAGCAAGGGGAAAGCACGAGTTATCCGACAGTTTTCAAGGGCGGCAATGGCTCTGGCGACTTCTCGGGCCATGCCTCATGGGCTGCGCGTGAAATGTGGGAAGCCTTCCGCTCCAAGAACGCGGCGACGGATGGCGGCTACGACATCTCGTTTGAAGCCGCGATGGAAAACACCTTCGATTGGGCTGCACAACCGACATTCATTGGCTGGCAGACGCAGCGCAATGTCACGGCTTCATCGACTGTTACATTCACCGATGCGACGATTTTCGGCGGGGGTGCGCCGGGAGCCAGTGCCACGATCACGCCGGGCAGCGGCGTTGAAGTGCAGGTCAAGACGCGCACGGGCACTGTTGTGACAGCCTGGACAACTTCACCCGTAACGGCCAAGCGCATGGAAGAGACGGTTGAAATTCGCGGCACGTCCTCGGCAACGGCTGGCCTGTCCAAGTCTTTCCCGGTAACAATCGACGGGCAGACATTCTCTGCTCAAGCGGTCACAGCCTCGGGCAACGGCCTGCCCCGCGCGATCTTTGACGGAACAACCAACAAAATCCGCTATGCCTCAGCAACGGGCGGCATGGCGGCTGATGGCAAGTATCTCACGGCGTTCTTCATGTTCGTGCCAGATGCTGCGCAGATGGGCGCTGCGCGCGATCTGTTTGCAGTAAACACAGGCGGGGCCGGTCCGCTGCGCATTTTTCTCACGGCTGGCAACCTGTTCGGATTCTCATGCCGCAACATCGCCAACACGGCTGTTGTCAATGCGCCATCGTTCGGAACTGCGGTAACGGCGGGAACGCCATGCGGGGTCGCCCTCTCAATCGATACCACGCAGGCGACCTTTGCCGATGGGGTGAAGGTTTACACCATCGACAGCAACTTCACCTGGACGCAGCGCACGGTTGCCGGTTCCTCGATGACGGTGAATGCCGATCTGGCCTTCTCATATCATTCGGCAAGCGTTCACTGGAATATCATGGGTGCGCAATCGACCTTCACCAAGGGCGACTTCATGGCTTGCTGGATGACCAACCAGTGGGTTGATCTGTCTGACCCCGCCATCCAGCAAGCCTTCACCGCAGACGGCATCGGCTATGATGGCGACGGCGTCATCGATGGGCAGGAGCCGCTTGTCTTCCATGTCGGCAAGGCCAGCCTCATCAATGCCAATACCAAGCTGGGGACAAACCCGCTCACGCTATCGCACCTCGGCACGGTCACGGCAGGCTCTCCCGACATCTGGCCTGTCCCGCTGACGCTCATTTCGTCGGTGATCTCGGTGGCGCCATATCGTGTCGGCACGCCCATCGACATCCTCGTCTATCCGGTGCAGTCGGCCAACATTCCGCTCAACGTGACCGCGAGCGTGTCCGGTGTGACGGGCACTTGGGAGAGCAACCCCAAGGCTATGCCCGAAGCCTCAAATGGGATCGTGTTCACCTTCACCCCGACCAGTGCGGGCGCAGCAATCTTCAATTTCGCGGATGATGCAACGCCGGATTATACCAATCCGGAGGCGCTTAGCGTGACGGTTGCAGCGGCTCCGGTGGCAGCTCGTTCGTCGGGGATGAGCCTTAGTCTCGGGTTTGGGCTTTAAGCTGTCGCTGGGGTCTTTCTCTTCCTAATGAAAGCCCCAGTCATGCCAAAGCCTGCCAGCATGAACGCCCATGCGCGAAACTTCATGGTTAGACTGCTCATCGTTTTTCCTTGTCAAGGGCTTGCCAGAAGGCGGCTTCGGTCATGGAGATGATTTTCCGGCTTTTGCGCTGTCCAGCCTCAACCATTGCTCTTGCCATCCAGTATTGCGCGGGTTGCGAGCCACGCCGCCATGAATATCTGAGACACGACCAGTGCCGTGCTGTTGTGGGAAATGGCTGCGATGGCTAACCACACCCAGCTTGCTATAAAGAGGAGAGGCTGCGCCGTCATTGGTTATCCTCCACGATCTTGAGGCCGCGCTTGGCGAGTGCTTGGCGGAGGTCTTGCGCCATGCCTTCCGCGCCGTTCGCGCGGGGGAATGTTTCCACGAGTGCATCGGCAAGTGGGTCATCACAGCCCCCTTGCCATGCAGATTGCGGAGAGAAGGGCGAGGGCGGGGGTGGCGGCGGCAGCTTTATACCCTCTGACCATCGACCCGTTCTCCGGCCAAAGCCATGCATCTTCGTACTGCCCGCCTCTCACTGGAATAAGGCCAGTCCACTCCTCCGGCAGCAACATCATCGCAGCGTCGAGATAGGCTTCGGCGTTCAGCATATTGTCAAATGCACGGGCATCGTGCTTCTGGTCGATCTCGCCATAATACCGAAACCAATCGCAGCTTTTGCCGTGGATGGCATTGTAAGCCTCCTCCAACAGCGCCCTCGTCTCATCCGGCTGCGCGGTTGCGGTTCGTTGGGATAGGGTCATGGGCGTTCCTTTCCGCTTAAAAACCAGTCATGCAGTTCAGTTAGGCATGGCGGGCAAATATCGACCCATTTCGGCTTGGCGGAACGCTGAGAACCTGCCCAGCGCGGGCCATTGTATTCGGAGTAGTTTAGGCCACCCCAAGCGTATTGCTTTTCAGCTTTCCGAAACTCTTCAACATAACCGCAACGGTCACATGTTGTGACTGGAATGCTGTGTGTAGACATATCACTCACTCCTCATCAAAAGCGCGGCTGCTGTGACGTAGCGTGCCAGCGTCGGTGCATAGGGAAGTCCTGTCCGCTCCCACAAACTGACGTGCAGGTTGAAGTCCTCACCGATGTTTTTTCTGGCGCGAAACATCAAAGCGTCCGCCTCATCACCGTTTCTTGCCAGCGACAGGGCCGCGTCAATCGAAGTCAGGTAGTTCAGGGCCTTGTAATGCGGTCCACCTGTCCCAAGAGAAGTGCAGCACTCGACACGTCCCTTTTCCGGTGAGTTCGCGCGCAAATCATGACGCCATACACCTCCAACAGATTGTGGGACACAGTGAACGGCAACGGCAATCTCCGCCTCCAATGCTCGCGCATCCTCCTCCAAATCCACGCAGCGCGCAGCGAGGGCTTTCAGGTCGGTCATTCCGCGTCACTCCTCATGCAATGAAGGTCGCTCGAAGCGATCTCTTCGGGGTCATCATCCATCCAACTATCGGCGGCAACGGAAGCCATCTGTTCAAGCTGGTAGCGTTGCCATGTTCCGCCCGTGCATCTGTCCAGATAGTCGATGTATTTGCGCATCCATTCTTCGCGCGTCAGGGCAATGTTGGTCATGGGCGGGCCTCCAGTGCTGCGCGGGCAAAGCCTTCGATGTTGGCGAGGCTCCCATCAGGGCCACCCTCATTCTGGCGTTTTGCAGCCAATGCCCGAATGTTTCGCAAAGCCTCGTCCTTCCGCGCGACTTCTGCGGTGAGAGCTGCGATGCGGGCGCGAGCATCGGCCAATAGGCTCAGACACCCCTCAATCTCGCTCGGAAGCTCTTGCCATGCAGAGCCATCCCATCTGTGCGTCCCAAGGGTGCGCTTTTCAGGGTGTCCATACCAAATATCACCCACAAACGAACCCGGTTCATACGGATGTTCAACAAGCGTATCTATCGGTTCAAGCGACATCGTTCTTCTCCTTGAGGGCTTTCAGGGCGGGCGATGCATAAGGCTCGCTCAATTTGATGAGCTGCTTATGCGTGTAGTAATCGCCCATTTCATCAGGTCCGACTGCCAAATAGTGCCAGCCCCGCACAATACCTCTCAACCGCTCGATCTCTGCTGCCATGCTGGCCCGCTCTGTGAGGGCTTCGAGGATGGTGGGGGCGTTGTTCACAAGGAAGACGATCAGCGCGGCGTTGGCCTTCCCGATGCAGTCCCACGCGATCTTTCCATCTTCACCAAAATCTTCTTCTATAAGCTTGTCATCGCTGTAGCTAGTGTCGAGAATTTGAACCGCTTTGCCGTCAATCGGAGCGTAGATGGCATAGTCGTTGAAGCCCTGCCCGCACCCGCCGCCGCCCGAATAGCAACCGTCCTCGTTGTAGATCGTATCTACTTCCCAAGGCCCCGGCGTTGCCTCCGCAATCAGCTTCTCCAGTTCTTCACGCATCGTTCGTCTCCATCCAGTCTTCTCCTTGCGGGCCGCGACGTTGTGGCGGGCGTGTGTTGAGATGTCGTGATGCTCGGCAAGGGTCATCGTGAAACAACCTCGCAGGCTCCTCCAATTTGTGTCCTTCCCTTCGCGCTGTGCAACAGACTGCGCCGACCTAAGTGCGTCGTTATGGTCAACGAGCGCCGCCTCCAACTCCGCAATCAGCGCGTCCCGTTCCGCGAGGGCTTCGGTATATCGAGCGCATGGCAGGGTGTCGTCGCACCATGCGGCTTCGGTTGCCTCAGTCATGTGGTTGATCCTTCAAGCTTTGGTCAATGCTTTCGATCTCTGCCAAAATGGGATGCCTTGAGGCATCCGCTCGGGCCTGTTTCAGGACGCTCCAAATGAGGTCGTATGCCTGACCCAAGCGGCCATCATTCCAGCCGCCGACGCCTTCGTATGCGGACCGTTTCGGCACAGTTCCTTCAATCGTCATGTGATTGCTCCTTCGTGCATGTTCGACCGCACACTGGACAGTTGATCTTAAGATAGTCCCCATCCCTCCAATCTGTGACCATCTCGGCATCGCTTTGACTGAACTGAAATTCAGTTTTGCAGTTACGACACGTCAAAACATGCACGGCAGCACCCGGAATATTTCCGCGTTTGATGATCTCAATCGTCATTGTGTGATGCCTTTCTCGATTGTGAACTCTCGCTTGTCCAAAGCGTGGTGGATGATGACGGACGGCTCCTCCTCGTCGGCTGTCGGATTGCACCAACAATCAGAAGCCGCGCGATGCTCTCGAAAATCGTTGATAGGAATGACATGGATGCCCTCTTCACTCAGCATTGCTTGCCTCCTTGGGCTGATGCTCGCCGCACCAGCTTTGAGCGTTGACCATCGGCCATCCATCCTGTTGGCCGTCCACCGATGCCATGCGCGGCGGGTGTCGGCGGCACTCAGAGGCGGTGTAATGACGCTTATGAGGCGTCTCGGGTTGCGTTGAATAATACCCTCCGTGATAGGGATAATACTCATCCCCCTCCCGCCAAATGATGTGGCCGAACCGGCACGTCTCACAGGTCGCCATTGCTTGCCTCCCGTGCGAGAAGGGCAGCGGCGCAGAGGGCAAGCGCAGGGGTGGAGGCGGTCGCGCTCAGCCTTTTCGATGTCAGCATTGAACACAAGAGGATTTCGGCTTTAAATTCCGCAGGATCGGCACCCTCTCCATCATTGCCTAGCCGCCAGAATGTTGCGGAGAATGCTGGATCGCCTTCCGGCACCAGCGTCATCGCGGCGTCGATTGAGGCGGTGTAGTTAGGCGCAGACCGCAGGCTCATCCCACTTCGGCAATGGAACCAGTAATGTCCCGGAGCGACGCCGGGGCCGGGGTCGTACTTATTCGGCATCGACAGGTATTCCAGATCGTCCGCAAGATTGGCCCGGCATCCATGCTTAAGGAATACGGCAATCTCGGCATCCACTTCCCGATCAGGCCCGCTCAGGCTCATCACGCGCTCGGATAGGTTCGTCATTACATCTTCTCCTTCAGTATTGCGCGGACGGAAAGGCCAAGCGGGGTGAGGCGGTCCGTTTTCAGCGTGAGAAATTCA